AATTGAAGAGCATACTATACCTGAACTTGAAAAGGAAGTCGATGATTTACAAAATTGTACACACAAAATTACGAAAAAAACAGAAGAATATTATGAAATGAAAGAAAAAATGAAAAACAAAAAACGTGAAATAATCATTTTGAGACAAAAAAAGAAGAAATATTTATTGGACAATGCAAAATATATTTTTCATTATTATGAAGACAAACAAAAGACTTCTACAGGATATAATGTAAAAGATACTAGTACTATTAATCACTTTTTTAAAATTAAAGGAAAAAATGACGAAAGTTCCGATATCAATAGCGAAAAATACAAGCAATCTAAAAAACTGTACCAAGAATACTGGAAAAATGTGAACGGAGAAATACCTAATTTACAGGATTACATCCTCAGCTGCCATAATTGTCTCATTTGCAATCAAGGGGAATTAATTCCATTAGAAGAAGAAGGCGTTTTAATTTGCAATAATGTAGAATGTGGAAAGTTTGTAGTAAATATAATTGATAATCAAAAACCATTAAATAAAGAAATGCCGAACGAAGTTTCTTATACAGCATATATACGCCTAAATCATTTCAAGGAAATATTGTCTCAATTTCAAGCAAAAGAAACTACTAAAATACCTGATGAATTGTTTGATGCTGTACGTAATCGAATCGTGAAAGAGCGCAAAGAACTGAAAGAAGTCAATTATGCAGAAATGCGGTCCATATTATCCACTCTTGGATACAACAAATACTTTGAACATATACAGTACATAAATTCGATATTGGGAATCAAACCACCTGTTATGGATGAAGAGCTACACGAGACATTATGTGTACTGTTTATTGAGATTCAACAACCGTGGGCACTATTTTGTCCTACTAATCGCACGAATTTTTTCAATTATACTTATATATTGTGTCAATTGTGTGTACTGTTAGACCAAAAACAATACTTACCGTATATACCTATGATGAAAGACCGTATAAAACAACTAGAACAAGACATGATATGGAAAGACGTATGCGTGTACCTAGATTGGGAATATTTCCCTACAGTATAATTTTTTACAGTAAAATGGTTGATTTATTTACTGTAAAATTCACCTAAACCGATGTGCGGATTTAATTCTTCAAGGGTTTATACCAGTGAAGATTTGAAATGGGACGCCCTTTCAGGGCGTCATTTCAAAACGTTACTGGAATCTGACCCTCTATGATTTAAAATGCCCCATTTTAAATCTTCGAGGGTTTAAAGTGCGCTTATCTCCCGATTATCTCCCTATTGCACTAAAGTGCTTATCTCCCGCTTATCTCCCTATTGCACTAAAGTGCTTATCCCATAGCAGGGAACTTGACAAGGTTGGCTCCAATACCGAAACCTGCACCTCCTCTTGCACTTCCAGCCATGGATGGAACAAAGACATCCAATACGCTAAAGGTTGCTGCAGCTGTCAAAGCAATGATGACAACTTCCTCAACCTTCATCTTTCTCTGAGGAATGACAAAAGCAGCAATTGCAACCATGATACCCTCAACAATGTACTTGATCGCTCTCTTGATGAATTCGCTAAAATCAAAGGCAGCCATTATTTTTTTAAACAAGTATATATAATATAACCAACAAAAAACTTTCGTTAGAAAGAATTTAAATGAATATTATGTACAATATAGTATAACCAAAATTATGAGTCGTCAATCCCAATCATTTCCGCCTAAAATGACTAAAAGTGGTAAATTAAATCCTAGATATGTGGACCTTCTCACAGAAGACCCCGTTATTTCCAATCAACAGTATGGATGTTACTCTTTCGTATCACCAGAAAAGATTATTAAACAACGAGACACTTTCATGTTTGAAAAGTTTGTGAGACAATGGGATTGTACAAAATCATTATCTACTTTCTCCGATTTTTTGCTCTTTATCGCGTTTAAATACAACCTAAAAGCAGAGAATTTAGTAGACGATTTAACCGAATTCGTAAAAGAAGAAGAAACCATTTTGAAACGCCTAAATGTTGAAGACGACTTCAAACATTTTATGGATAAAAATGAAACAAAATTAGCCGAAGAATTCAATAAGACACACCAATTTCAAACATCTGTACGTGGGTTCATTAATCGTGGTAATTTCGCTACTGCAGAAGAGGCTGAGAATTATGCAAAGCAAATCCGTGATAGAGATGCAAATCACGATATTTTTGTGGGTAAAAACTTCGTATGGACTCCTTTAGACCCAGATGCATACAAAACTGGAAGAATCGAATTCATGGAAGAAGAACTCAATCAGTTGCATCACGAAAAACTCAAAAATGAGAAGAATGCAAAAGACGAGTTTGAGAGACGCGTGTATGAGACAAAGAAAAAGGCGATTGAAGCGAATATCGCATTGGCAAAAGAAACTGGAAACACTCTCACACAAACCATGGACGAAAATGGAAACTTAATTGGTGTACGGGAACAAGTCAACTTTGATGAACGTACTGTAGCAAATGAAGCTGAAATGCTTCAACACACAAAGAGTGTAATTCAAAATAATACACCATTTGACAAAAAAGATTAGCTTTATGGTTCTTAAAATAAATATAAAAATATTATTGTACAGTATTATAATCAATACTGTTTATATTATTATAGTAATGTTTTTTCGCACTATTCGTTACGTACAAAAAATTGTGCTTAAGCGATTTCAGCAAATACCATTACCTTTAGGAAGATGGGGTCGTATCGAGTGTCCTAAACAAGTAGACAACAAAGTGGATTGGTCCAATGAAGACCATTGTGGGCCTTGTGGCGAAAAAGTATTAGTGAAAAAAAAATATGAATCAAAATCACCAGAAAATAATAGCATTAAAAAGTAGTATGGACCGTAATATTGAACTTGAAACGTACAATACATTCGAAATTGAGACAGAGGTTTTACACGAATCAAATGTTTTAGAACGCATTGTTTTTTACATTGAACATCCACGTATTTTTGCCCAACGCTTGGTTCGATCTGTCGCAACTTTACAATGGCTTATGTAATTTTCTTTGTACAGTATATATTCTATTAAATCATGGCTTTATCACCGAATACCCGCAGAACTCGCCGTAAACAGTACAAAGATATGAGAAAGAAGTCGATGTGTCGTGGTAAACGCGTTGTACCTAATAAGTGCAAACGTATTACACATTGTAAAGTTGCGCGTGGCAGAAAGAGAACTTATTGTCGCAAGAAAAAGGCTACCCGATACAGTAAACGATAATTGTACAAAGTGAATAAAAATATACAAAAATATTATCAGTATTTGTGTATATTGAGAAAAATTATGGGAAATACTTTGTTTTCTTATTTATGTTGTTGTTGTGCAACCGTTGATGAAGATTATCATAATACTTTGAAAAGTGGCGGCGAAGACCTTGAATTCTGTGGAATGTCTCGTCCAGAACGTATTGTATTCGTTAGTACAAGACGGTCATCTAAGAAACCATCGATAATATCTGTACCGAAAACTGCCTCTGTAAAAAATCCAATCGTTACTTGTGGGACGGTGTGCGTTTAGGCTTTTCTTAACAATAGCAAGGAATATTATCGATATTAATCGTTTGTATTTGTTGTGTTTTCTTCTTTTTCCCTTTTTTGGTGACAAGATATTGTTTTACTAAATCTTTCATCAATTCATCTTCAGGTGTACAATTGTGAACATGTCTCGCAATCATTTTGTACAATTTGAAATTTGGATATCGCTCTTCTCCACTCGATGTTTTGTACAATATATTTTTACCACGGTCATCTGTACACCAACGTAGAACTGCAGACTGTACAACATTCACGTCATCTATATTGGTACATAATGCAGTGTACACTTCTTCATCGAAAAAGAAATCATATAATGAACAGGCCAACCGACATAAATCGAAACTCATATTGGGTTCGATTCTTGGTCTATTCTCGTCAAAATATGGTTCAGAATTATATTGCGAATAGGCATCACCACCCTTTGCAAAACTATCACTACAATGTATTTTATTACGATATGTGTATATGCTTCTACCGAAATCAATGATTTTATATATTTTACCGTATGTAGGCACTAAATATTTTTTGTTCTTGTAAATATATTCCAAATGAGTGACATTGGTTTTACTGTACACAATATTGTTCGTGTGTAAATCATTATGAGTGAATTTGAATGCATTTTGATACACCAAAAGCGAAAATATAATTTGAGTCAATGCACTACTTTGTTCCTGTAAATTCAGTTCATCCTTTTCCAATAAATAGTCTAAAGTGTTTTCACATTTCTCGATACAAATCATTTGTACAGGAAAATTGTAAATATATGCGTTTATGGGTTCTTCTTCTTCTTCTTCTTCGTCACTTTCTTCATCACTTTCTTCATCATCATTTTCCTCGTCTTCACTTTCTGTAGTATTGCCGTCTTTCTCGTCGTCATCATTATCATCATTATCATCATCCGTACTGTCACTAACTAGACTATTATTATCGGAATTATCAGAAGACGAATCGGAATCATAATCGTTGTCAATGGTATTTTTACCTTTATCTTTTACTGTACTGTACAATAGTTCTAATTCAGAAGATTCGGCGGTTTCAACAGGGAAAACGGAGTCCATATCGGATTCATCTATAATATCGTACACTCCCATGTCCATATCAATAATGTCATTTACAGTATCATTATTATCATCGATCATTAATTTAGGTCTTCGACTATGAGTGTCTCCTTTTTCAATGTACATTTTCTGTACAACATCTTTATTTTCCAATTCGTATAATTTACCATTACTTGAATTAAAGTGTCTCGATTCGGACAAATAATCATAATCATCTAATAAATTTATTTTGAATTTATCTTGTACAGCTAAATACGAACCATAAAAATCAATACCGTGCATAAATGAATGCGTATTAAGTAATTGGGATGACAGGAAATTAAAAAACCCGTCTACATATGATGCATTATTTACATCAGCAATTTTATTCTTCTGTACATCACTCGTTTGTGTACATTCGTCTTTTGTAGTTTGCGGCAATTCAATCGATTCAATCGGGAATTTATATTTCCCTATCAAGTAGTGTACAGGGTCTAATAATGGAGAATGCTTGATATGTATTGGAACACGCTCTTCTGTCTCATTGTCTGCAGCAATAACTGTATCCAAATTCTTGAAATGTCTACGATGATTCCATACAACCTCTTCATATGTTAAAGGGAGTGATACGTCATCAGGCATCTTAATGTACTGAAATAAAGGAGAATAATTCTGAAAATACTTTACTTTGAAAGGATTGTAAGAAAACTCTTTTTCTTTCTCTGTCTGGAATCGTTCATTGTACTGAATCTCCAATTTCCCTAAATCCAACGGCGTTTTTGCTTTTATAAATTCTGATGTAAACATTGGCTTATTATGTTGTGAAAGAATATATTTTTTAGATAATAATAAACGCGATGTATTCGTTTTATTATTATGTATTTCCTAATTATATCATTTTAGGCAATATACAATATGACACTCGAGTTAAAGAAGTTTGATATGAGAGCCATTACGTTTAAACCGAATGAAAATAAAGGGCCTGTAGTTGTTCTAATTGGACGTCGAGACACTGGAAAGTCGTTTCTTGTAAGAGATTTATTATATTTTCATCAAGATATACCAATTGGTACAGTTATATCAGGTACAGAAGCTGGTAATGGATTTTATGCGAGTCATGTTCCTAAACTATTTATTCACGAAGAATACAGTTCATTATTAATCGAAAATGTTTTACGGAGACAAAAAGTTGTTTTGAAGCAGATTAAAAAAGAAATGGAAATGTACAAACGAACAACGATTGACCCAAGAACATTTGTTATTCTGGATGATTGTCTGTACGATAATAGTTGGGCACGAGACAAATTAATGCGACTTCTTTTCATGAATGGACGTCATTGGAAAATTATGTTGATTATTACAATGCAGTATCCTTTAGGTATTCCACCAACCCTTCGTACAAACATTGATTATGTATTCATTTTGAGAGAACCGTACATATCTAATAGAAAACGTATTTGGGAAAATTATGCAAGTATGTTTCCTACTTTGGAATCGTTTTGTTCCGTAATGGACCAAACCACCGAAAACTATGAATGTCTCGTCGTAAATAATAATGCAAAATCCAATAAATTACACGACCAAATATTTTGGTACAAAGCCGAGACAAGACCTGATTTCAAATTGGGGTCTAAAGAATTCTGGGAAATCTCTAAAGGAATGGGTTCTGACGATGAAGATGAACCATATGACCCTAATAGCGCAAAGAAAAAGAAACCTGGTTCTCAAATTACTGTAAAAAAAAATAAATGGTGAATTATGGACACCTTTTTCTAATTCAAATAGAAATAATTAGCACTTATGCATAATGAACATTAGGAATAAAAGTAACAGTATAAAACCTGCAAAATTTGTGTTGTTATCATTTTGTTTTACAGTATAGTAACGAGGTTGGGGTCTCCTTACTTGACCAATTATACGTATATTACGAGTATGCATCATTTTAGTTTTTGAAGAATGATATTTTCTGATATTTACATCAATTTTCTGGTGAGTGTATACCAGTGAAGATTAATTTACGCACACCAAAGGAATTTACGCACACCAAAGGAATTTACGCACACCAAAGGAATTTACGCACACCAAAGGAATTTACACTTCTTTTTAGGAATAGTATCCTTCAGGTCAATCAACATAACTGCTGTATCAATGATTGAATTGAACGATTTCAACATAAGTGTACTTTCGTCTTCAGTGAATTTCTCTTTAAATTTATTAATGTACAATACGTGTGCAATTGTCTTCAATAATGAAGCGCAGTTTTCAGGTTTCAAATTCTTAAATTCCAATGATGAATATAGTTCGTACAGTTCTTGTACAATAATCATCAAATTAGGTGTATCCATAACGTCTAATTTCTTGTCTTCGAACACTTTTTCCAACAATGTCTCAATCTTTCCTAAAGAATCAGAAGGTACATTTGTAATGCATATAATCATGCGTTTCAGAGCCATTGTTAGCGGTATTTTACCGTCAGATTTCTGAATATATTTTTGCAATACAGCTTTCAAACTATATGTCTCTTTTTCTTCAACGATAACATTAGAAATATCGACAACTACGTTATTAGAAGCATCAGTCATTTTTGTAAATATATACTGTACAAATATATTTTATTCAAAAACATATAAAATCAATTATGTGTAGTTATTTAAGTGTTTAACATATATATACCTCCATTTTATGTACAGTAATCTATTTTTAATATCATTAGTATGTACAGTAAATTCTGTAGTGCAGTCATTATATATGTTTGGTAGTCCTCCACCGCCTCCACCAATATGGGATAAGGTTAGTTCAGGACTGAAAAAACGGTCGAGAGATTGGTTTATTGGAAGAGCAGAACGTGCAGGAATACCTTGGCAAGCCGTAACTGATATATATAAAGATACAGGTATTTTCTATAAATGTGTGCACCATAAAAATAATATTGAGAATCGTGAGTTACGTTATCCTAGTTATTTTACAAAGCAATTTCACGGTTACGATAAGGGCAATATGAATTGGCAAGCTGCATTTGAAGCAGAAGCAGCAACGTTAAGTATTTCTGCTAATTATTGGAAAGGTTCCGACCCTTTTACAAGCGAACAATGGTTACGAAATAATATCACAGATAGAATTATAACATACAGGAATCTTCACGATATTATTGAATCACCGACTCATATTCTTGATATTGGCTGCTCTATTGGTGTGTCTACGGAATTTCTAAAATCGAATTACAAAGACGCACACGTTTGGGGAGTTGATTTGAGTCCATATTTCCTGGCAGTCGCTGCTTTCCGTACAGAAAGGTTCAATCGTAACATCAATTACGTTCACGCAAATGCTGAAAAAATGCCATTTTCTGATAGTTCTATGGATATTGTAACAATGAATTTCTTACTTCACGAAGTACCTACAGAACCTACAATAAAAATGTTAAATGAAGTTATGCGTGTACTCAAACCTGGCGGTACTCTTCATATTGTAGACCTAGAACCTACCCAATTAAAAAGCACTCTTAGTGCATCACCATTCCGAAAATGGGCTTTTGAAGTAACCGAACCTCATATCTATGAATATTACAAAAATAGTATGACTGAAACACTTATTTCTTGTGGCTTTCACAATATTGTAAAATATAAAAATGACCCATTGAATTCCATGTGGTGTGCTATAAAAAAAGATAATCAAGAATATTTTCTCAGTACTGTAACTGAAGAACCAAGTTCAAATACTCATATATTAGTGTCTCAAAGTATGTAGAAAATTGAATTTGAAAAAATAATATAATCGAATGTTGATAATATTATTTACTGCATATGTTTTCATTCAGAGATTTATATAATACCACTGTACAAATAACAACGACTGCGGTTTTCAGTTATGTTGTATGGATAATCATTCATTTTACGGCAGCCAATTTATATACTTTACACTGCGTTGGGAAAGATTTTATGGGTTTAATATTATCACCACTGTTAACATCTACTTCTTATTGTCAAGGACTTAGTTGGGTTATATTTACAGGGTCACGACAAATTATGGCTATGTGGATTGCATTAGGAACTTACTTATTGACATTATTATGCAAGAAAACGATATAGAATATATATTATCGCTTTTTTCTTGTAAATTTCGGATTATTTTGTATTGCTCTTAGCAGTCTTATTTGACGTTTGGCTTTTGTTTTAGTTGTACAGTGGGGAAATTTTCTTTTGTCTCGTTATACGAACTGTCCAACATTATTTATTTCGAACCAATAAGGCATAATCACTGTATAATATGCAATTAGAAATCAGGTGCACCAGTGAATATTTTTGTTTTGTCTGCATTAATCACTTTGGTGTTTGTAATAATTGAAAGAAAATCGTCTAAATAATTTCCATATTGTAAAAATAAAGTGGCTGATGCAAAGGAACTACAAAAGGCAATAATAAGGTCGCGTATTACTAATTTCATTGATTTCATATCTTTTTCAATAAACTTCATTTCTAAAGCTTTCATAATACCAAATAAAATGGTGACACATATTGCAAACAATAGAACTTTCTCCATTTTTATACAAAACGCATTCAAATTTTTCTCTTTTTTTCAACGCATTCCCATTACAAATCTTCTATATCAGACAACACTATACTTTCATTTCTAGAATCTTCCGTTTTTTTGTCCAAATCAAAGACACCATTCAATGCAACATCATCGTCCATATGTATTTTTATACGGTCTGGTAACTCCTCATCGTCACTGTCTTCGTCTTCTTCTAATTTACGTTGTGCATTTCGTTCTTCACTTATTCTCTCTAAAGTGTCTATGTCTTTTGGTGCCTCTTTATTTGTACCGTCTGATTGCTCATCTGTATCATTGAAGGTAAGTCTCGTTACTACTTTTTCTTCATCCATATTTTCTACTGATAATACAGGTGGCAATTCATCTTCTACTTTCTTTAAATCCTCTTCTGTAACAACATTCAATGAGACATCTACCTCTTCACCTTCTCCTTCTTTCTTTTCTTCTTCAATTGGCTCTACAAATACTTCTTCCTCTTCTTCTATTGTCTCATCCATATATGCTCGAATAATTGCCTCTGTAGGAATACTCTCTCGGATCGAATTTAAAATACATTCCTGAATCATGATTTCCATTTCACGTCTATTTTTCTGGACCTGTAAATCAGATATGTTTTTTTCCAGTAAATACACATTAGAATATATTTTTCTTGCACTATGCACATACACACGGTGGATAAAATGGTCTAATTTTGGTATGGAAATATCGATTTTCTTTTGTTTGTTACCTACACGTATACAAGTCAGTACTTTCAACTGTATAATATGAACACACGAGATCAAGTCTTCTAGATAATTACATCCACTTTTTTCGATAATTCGTTTACATTCTTCTTCCAAAATGAGACTATTCCATTTGGGAACACGAGTTAACAAATTCTGGAAAGTCATCAAATACTTTGACATCTCATTGTTCTCCATACACATATTCCAAGATTCATTGAAAATAGAATGAATACCATCCATCACTAGTGGTGTTAAAATACTCACCAATCTACCGCACCATTCATTTTTCGACTCATGTAAAGTGGAAGGTACAAAATCATCCATTACAAGTACAGAATAAGTGAATTTATATATTCTTTTTTAAATGCTTTTTATCGCTGTTATCTTATAAAAAAGAAATTTCCGTTAAATCGATTTGTTTCCGATTGTAAATAAAATCTAATATGTACAGCATTAACAATTTCTCACAACGGAATTCCAAACGCACTTTTGAAAAACAAATTGCGCAATTGGATTTCTCTAAATCTGTCCAATTATTTGATGTTTTTATATACTGTAAAATATCTAATGAAGAAAGTGCATTGTCATATAATTTTTGTACAATATCAACCAGTTTCACGTGAGACACATCAGGTGTCTCGACCTGAGACATTATATTTTCAATGGTTTTTTGGTTTTGCGTTTTTATATCATCATGAAATAAATATGTATTCGATAAGTGATATTGATGTAGGTTTCTTGTTGTACCATCTATTTTCATATCACGCGGTACATATATATCACAAAATCGAGACAATATAGGCTGCAATAATTTTTGCTTGTTTTTTACTATTATAAAAAAACGTGTATTTGTACTGTAAATCTCAATGCAACGTCTCAATGCTGATTGTGCATCTATTGTCAAATGGTCCGCATTTAATAGTACAACACATTTGAAAAAATACCCGCCATTTAAATGCACGTTCGTTTTTGCAAAAAATTTCAAATCATCGCGAATAAACTTTATACCTTTCCCGTGTGCACAATTTACGTACATAATATTCGTTTTCAATACTTGCGGATTATCGTGATATATACCTCTTAAAAATTCGTTGACAAGTGTTTGTTTCCCTGACCCCGATGGACCGTAAAAAATAATATGTGGTATACGGTTTGTCGCTTGGAAATGCGCTAGTTTCTCTTTTATTTTTCCATGTATCGATAATCTATTTGCAATCGCTTTCATAATTTCTCTCGTTTATGCTCAAAACATTTATATGTTTTCTCTTTCAAATGATATCTCATTATCCTGATTTCTCTATCACCATTTGTTTTGTAAATCGATATTTTTCAAAATACATTCTTTGTCTCCTTATGTTACAAGTGAGACAAGCAATTTCTATATTCCCTTTATTATGACCTATATTATTTTCAATACGTTCTAATGTCCACTGTTTCGGTTCACGTGCAATAATATACCAAACATATACTGGTTCTTTACAGTAAAAACAACTCAATTCTGAATCCAATAATCTCTCTACTGTATATTCAAGATCCACAAATTCTTCCACATTATATTTGTTCTTGTTCACATCTTGTGTACGGTATCCATTTAATTTTTTACGGATTTCACTGTACAAAAACTGTGTCTGTTGAGACATCGAGACATCCGTGTTCATTTGTCTCAATAACTCCAATTGACGTTCTTTTTCAAAATCATTTTCTGAATGTAAATGTGTTGTCCATCGTTTCGTCTTTGTAACCACCCTGTCTCTCTTCTCTTTTGGCGGTTCTTCCCTTTTTTTGTTCCTCTTCTTTTTATTCACCTGTTGTGGATTATACTGTAGGACTTTTACTGTACTACTATTGTCCAACTCATCCATACCATTTACAGTTTTATGTATTTAATTTTAAAAGAGATTAAATGTTTCTCTCAAATATATATATAGAATTGAGCATATGTCATTAGTTTCATCAGAAGAAGAAATCCAGAAATTACCTGCAAGCATTGAAGAAGATGCTACGAAAATTCCACCATCTGTTGACGAAATATTGTCTCAAGAAACTGTACAAAACAAAAGTGAATCATGGTCAAAATTAAACCGTTCAATTAAAGTACAACTATTACATAACTTTGCAGAACGTCACGGAAAAGAACAAAAATATGGAGTAAAAGAAATAAAGTCATTGAAACGATTCTTAACCGAATCCTTGGATGCAAAACGTTTCACCAAAATGAAAGATATCACCTATGATAAAGAACAAAAAGAAGTGGTTGGGGTTCCTGGATTATTTATTCATCCTACTAATCGAGTGTTTACATTACGAGCAAACGAACGCCAGTCTACTTTAAAATCTCTTACCCCACGACGCATTACCGAAAAAAATACATCTTCCGCCAAAAGTTCTTCGGAAAATTGAATATATACAGTTTTATGTTATATATATTCAAATACTAAAAGTATACCCTAATCTGTACAATATTATGACTATTACCAAAAATCTTACTACTGAAGAGCTTCACGATATAATGAGCGCAATTCAAGATCACGCAGAATCTTACCTAGAAGATAATTCCATTTATATGTCTAAACCGTGGTTCGTTGAACAGTTTCAAGAAGAAATATTCAACTATACCAAGACAGAAGGGAAACTTGAAGGTTGGTTCGCTAAACCATATAATGAGGATAAGTCAACCAACCAGAATCGTACCATTGAAGACGAGATAAATGTGTTCTTCACTTTGGAAATCGATTCTGATGAATATGACGAAGACGATTGTGACGACTATTGGAGAGAACAAGCAAATAATATTTGTACAGAAATATTACAACTCTATAAAATACCTGCACGTGAATACATCCCTGAAAAAATTAATGGCCATGAACAAGAAACCACACCTATTGATAATCTCGACCATAAAGCCATCACAAAAGAACTCGACTATTTATTAACAGTTCCTGTACAAAAACAACGTAGTGAAGAATGGCATCAAGTTCGACATACTTTATTCAGTGCAAGCAATATATGGAAACTATTCGGCACACTCGCACAATATAATAGTTTACTGTATGAAAAATGTTGCCCCTTTGTCGCTGAACAATCTCCTTCACCCATTATGCAAGATACCTGGAATCCTAGGTCTTGGGGCGTCAAATACGAACCATTGACAGTTATGTTGTACGAATATATTTACTGGACAAAAGTGAAAAGTGATTATGGCTGTGTACCGCATCGTGATGAGACAATGCATATTGGTGCATCTCCTGACGCTATCAATATCGATGAAACCAATCTTGAACGTTATGGACGTATGGTAGAAGTCAAGAATATTTACAATCGAGAAATCACAGGTATACCCAGTGAAGAATACTGGATACAAATGCAAATACAAATGGAAGTTTGTAATCTCGATTCTTGTGATTTCGTAGAAACACGATTCAAAGAATACACTTGTAGACAAGAATTTATTGACGAAGAAGCAAAAGATATCGAAGACTTAGAAGAAGAGGAAAATGAAAATGATGAAAATGATAGTACGCAATTTGAAAGCGAAATACCGAAACCACCTTATCGTGCTTTCCGAGGCGTCGTGTTATTCTTTCTACCATTAGAATCAAACAATGGTAGTGGAGAATCTATGTATATGTACAGTCCTGTGCAACTACATAGCGTGAAAGATATCGACAAATGGACAACCATTGAAGAAGAAAAATGGAAAGCAACACACGTACTGTACAATACCAGTTATTGGTATTTAGACCAATTATCTTGTGTACTGGTTAAACGTAACGAAATGTGGTTCCAAAGTGCAATACCTATTATTAAACAAGCATGGAAAACCGTAGAAACTGAACGAATAAGCGGTTATGAACATCGCGCACCCAAAAAAAGAGAACGCAAAGATAAAGAAGACACTTCTATGAAAGATAGTAAAATCCCAAAAATTATTGTACAGAAATTACCATAGATACTTATTCTCTATTCGGTGGATTATTCGGTATACAACAAGCTTCATATAGTAAATGACATATACCCCAACAAAACGTTCCAATTAATAATACAGTCACTAATACGGATACTATTAACATAAAAAGAATAAGTGCGCTCATAATGTCGTACGATATTGTAAATAATAAATTATATTTGTTTTGTTTTTTTCCTAATAAAAAAACAAATCTTATTTCTATAAATGGAAATTATTACTAAAGGAAAAGCTAAATCAATGTTGTCTCACGAAGACAATAATTCTCTAATCATGCATTTTAGAGATGACACTTCTGCTTTCAATGGACTGAAAACAGAAGCCATTGTAGGAAAAGGATATCTGAACAATCAATTCAATTATTTTATTATGAAACATTTAGAAAAGCATAACATTGAGACACATATTGTACAATTAATCAATGAAACTGATTGTCTCGTTCATAAAATGCAAATGTTTCCCATTGAATGTGTTATACGGAATCGTGCGACTGGTTCTATATGCAAACGTCTAGGATTAGAACAAGGACTCATTTTCGAGACACCATTGTTCGAATTTTTCCTTAAAGATGACCATTTAGGCGATCCACTCATTACTGAAGAGCATATTCTCTTATTCAAATGGGCAAACCAAGAACAAATAAACGAAATGAAAAGGCTTACTCATACTGTAAATAATATATTGTCGACATTATTTTTACAGTCTGGGTTCATATTAGTGGATTTCAAATTAGAATTCGGTGTGCATAATGGAAAAATACTATTGGCCGATGAATTCACACCTGATGGTTGTCGATTGTGGGACGTAAATACATTAGAAAAAATGGATAAAGACCGTTTCCGACTAGGTCTAGGTTCAGTAATAGAATCGTACAGAGCAGTTGCAATCAAGATAGGTGTTCCTCTAACAACATGACCACACCTAATAAAATAATGAACATTGCAAAAAAGATTTTGAATAATCGTGTATTCATTTTTACAGTAAAATACGATAGGAATGACCCAATCACAAAGAAAACTGAGATGATTAGTGCATAATTCCACTTAATACAACTATTGCAATTTTTTGCTGTAGAATAAAAATACACCGCAACGATACCTATCGGTAAAAGTAATGAAGCTAAAGATGTACCGACTGCCATCTTGTAATCAGAGAACACTTTCAAGTAAATAAGTAGAGGAACAATGATAATTTCTGACCCACTACCAATAAAAGACGCTATCATTCCCGCTAACGTACCAATGAAAACTAACTTAGAAAAGTTTTTATCTACGAAATAATCAATCAACGAAGACACCATTGAGAGAAATTATATAAAAATATTACTTAATATATTGTAAGATTTTTATTAACAAATGAATTATTACAGTAGAGATACAGGATTACAGTACCAAGGAATTGATGAAGAACTAGTAGTACAAGGTGTCAATATTAATAATACAGGCGATACCATCATTGGTAGAATAACTAATGCACCCAGATATATATGTTCATACGAAGATGCATATAATAGTGACTCATATTGTGCGAAACCAACAGTGGTCGATCCAGAACAAGATGTCAACCCATTTTTGAATGAAGGCCAATCATTATATACAATATTCTACAGTGATGCATCGAATGAAGAGTTGAGACAATTTATCGTAGATAACGAAGATAAACTTACAAGAATCGAAACTAGCTTTCTAGGCGAAATGAAGCAGTCTGTCATAATGTATGCATTTGAAAATGAGTCAAGAATAGATGCACTCACTTTATTTCTAGATTATAACATTTTTGTAGATGAAATTGTGTTAGTATGTTGGGTGAAAAATTGTAAAACGTTTATGAAAAATATATTACATCATAAAAATGTACAGAGTATTTCTAAAAGCCTTGTGAATCGTATGCTCGTAAGAATTTACCAACAATCAAATGAAGCTATGAATCGTTCTGAACTAAATATGTTATGTACAATATTAGAATCAAAGAATGAGACACTGAAAGAGAATATAATTGATGAAATACGACAGATATTATATTTTGAAAAAGATTTACAAGACTCAGTTTGCAGTATTTCACTATCAACAGGATACGCACAAAGAATAGTAGTATTTTACGATACTTTGTGTGACGAATTCAATATTGATTATGATAAACAGAAGATGGTAGATGCGATATTTGCAATTGGTAGACCTGACGAAGTCGAAACACTCATACGCAAATATGAATCTTCCATTCAGTTTCTAGATTGGCATCTTGATGTGTCTATATCAAAATCAAATATATCAAATATTCCATTCATTATTTTAGACCACACGAAAAACACAATGGAATTTATTCAGCACTTCTTCCAAAGATACACAATAAACGAAATTCTAGAACGGATTGTCATTGAATACCGTACAGAATTATTAAAACGATTTGTTGATATTTTTCCTCAAGCAGTTATTGATCAGAGCGTATTGAGTCAATGTATTTCTAATGCAGAGTATATTCATATACCATTTTTGGATGTACTATATCAGCACTATGAAAATTCAGAACAGCAACTGCAGTATGCACTTTCATCAGAACTATATACTGAATTATTCGAAGAATCGTGTGAATATGGTGACTGTAAACTCGCACAATGGATATATAAAGTCGCGCCTCATATCAATATTGATAAAGTATTCGAAAATGTTTTCAATGATGTTTGTTCTTCTGATGAAATAGAAATGGCGTTATGGATAGTATCTACGAATCCAGATAAATATCATGTCCACATACAAGATAATGATATAATCGCATACTTTATTAGAAGGGAATTAAATATTACAAAAGAAATAGAAAAATCTGATATTCAAAAAGAAATCGAAGAATGTTTTATTTGTGAAGAAGCAAAAAGTACAATATATAGTGATTGTGGACACTTTTACTGTTTACCTTGTATCACAAAATGGTTAGGATATTACTCAAATAATAGTTGTCCTTACTGTAGAACAATAATCACATCGGCAAATCTATCTGATATTACTCAAACGGGACAACCAAATTGCGAAAATGAACATATAAATACGCAATGTTGAATGCAATTATAAAAACGAATTCTGTCATTCCAAATATATCATCAATCAATGTTCTATGTACGGTAAGAACGTAAATCATAAATAAGAATGCGATAGATTGTACTGTAGACAATACAATGAGACAAACGTCTGTAGAAAAGTGCAACACGTGTAATACTGTAAATGATAACATTGATGCAAATGCCATGATTGCATACAAGAAATGAATATTGAGTGTCTCATCATACTTAAATATTCCTATTAGACCAAACAACAGAAATAGAATAGAACCAATTACGAATGTATTTTCTCTTGCAACTAATTCGTATATTACTGTACTTATGCCCATTAAAATGAGACATCCAACTATAAGAAAACTGGTGGCGAATAATTTGGATATACTTGAATTTGTATACGAAACTACAGTATACATTAAGTAAATGGGGAATACATATGTACAACCCATTATGGATAACCAAAAATGTCTATTCTTATACCAAACTTGAGACATTTTTGTACAGTATAATCAAACTAAACATTTGATATTTGTACTTTACAACGTACGATGAAATGAACGGTGACCATACCAAATCATACGAGTCGCCTTAGAACCAGCTACTTTGCGAAAGTGAACTCTCATTTTGTAATAATATATATAATAGCAATATTATATTTCTATGCATGATTATGTTACCAGTACAATTACTGGTTTGGACAGTTGTAAGTGCTGTCTCATTATGTATGATATTACTTATTATAGCATATTTATGTAAACTATTTTGTTGTGGAGTACCATATGCATATAACGGACCCCCAGTAACATCTATTATAACTGTATAAAGATTACTTGTATAATGACATAATGAAATGTTTGCACAAACATATCCTGAAGAACCATATACCCACGGATATACTACCACATATTATCGTAAAATTTTAGTGGTTTCTGGCATTGTTGTACTTTTTGTATGTATTGCAGTATTATGCTTACTATAATGTGAATTGCATTCTTCTAAATATGTCTCAAGTACTATTTTACAAAGCTCTGTGTTTTTGTCTTTGCACCCGCGAATAATACTTACATAAGAATCACATACATTGTGTGTATTCATTATTACTTCAAATATCGTAAAACTCATATTATTTGTACATATGAGTTTTACAGGAAAACACTATTCAACATTCAATAAATCGTATACAATGTGTTCTTTTGTTGATTTTGCTTCCATCAGTTCATTTTGTAAAAAATCTATCAGTCTCTGTTTTTTTGTCATTTCTAATTCCATTTGTTGAATAATCAATTGCTGATTTTTTACAGTATGTCTCAATGTATTGCATTCCACATAATAATTAGATTTATTGTTATTTAGTTGTAGAAGCCATTGTTTATGACACGCACGTGTAAAATGTTGTTTCATACTAGTTGTTGTATTGTATACTTTATTCGCTCGACCACCACAAGGACAGTACATACCATTCGACATTGCGTGAAGTGGAGGGACTTTGTCTATATATTCGCGGTCATTATTCATTATAGGTGCATACACATCTGGTTCAGTAACTAGTTCCATTTTACAAATAATATTTGATTTTTCTTTTTATGTATTCTTTTCTTTTATCTATTGTATTATTTACAGTACATTGAACAATGGTGTTATTTCTTTTTCTTCTACTAAAAAATGCAACAAGTCTATACAATACTCATATTCTGATTCTGTATGTACAGTAGGTTTTGTCTCCCATTCTGTGTACGGTATGGCGGCGGTTGTGGAACTATCAAGACACAGTAACTGTACTAATGCATGAACACGATTTTCTAAAGGTTTTACATTATTTATTCGACGTGTTCGAGACAATTGTTTCCATCTCCATTCAAATTGTAATGCGGCTTTCCAATCTGGGAAACCAGATACATACATTGCACGACTCCAATGATGGCCTTTTCTCACTTTATTCGAAGTTAATTTTGCACCACCTTTTATTTCTTGATTATGTTGTCTCAATCTCTTTTCTAAATCAACAGTTGCACCTACATATGTTGACCCATCTGTGCACTCCAGTAAATATACATAAGACATTCTAATATATTATACTACATATGCATCTCTATATATATCATCTGTATCAATGCATATCTTTTGTACAGTATCATTCAACTGATTCATAATCGCATAACTAAATGTAGAACCGTGATAATTGTACGGATTGATATTCCCAATAAATACTCCTGTACAGTAGCGACTGATTAATAGGTCTATTACCGCATTTGTTTCTCTACCTTTTACTAGTGTTTTATCCATAAATGTAAAGTGATAACCTTTTTCTTTCATCCATTCCAGTACACGATTATTTGTATTCATCGATAAAATGACACTAATAGAAGTGTCTCGTTTGATATGTTTTTCAATATTGGTAATGTATTGATTTTCCAATTGTTGTTGATATGCTTCACACGAGACACCATTGATAGAACTCCAGAAAGGAATAGCATCTTCTTCTAAACGTAGATGAATGATATTGATGTTATTTGTACAGGATACTTTAGGAAAAACCCGTTTTCGAATACAAGATTCTACAAAAAGGTTCGCATATGTTTTGTACAATTGTTGAAATTCAATATTCTGTAAAAAATAATTGAATTTTCCTAAATGATCTTTACAATCCAAAGTACTAGTTCGAGACATCCAAGGTTTCTTTTGCCAATTCACAAAATCGATTTCCATATCTTCGTGTAAAAATAGACGGACCTCATCTCTTGTCTCGTGAAAGGTAAATTGATTATTTAGGGTAAATGTAAAATAGATCTGTTTCCGAATTCCTAAACATGGGTCATATCCTAAAAGTTCATTGAGAGATGTCCCTTTCGGAATTCGTAAATGATTCTTTGTGTAAAATCTTTCCATCATCAAATTCGTGATATCTACTGTACAATGATGCGTCTGACCATATTCTACTTTTAGGGAAGTCAATTGGATTTCTTCTTTTTCTGCTAAATGAATTCCATAATCCTTTAGCAAAACATTCATTTGAGACAAATCCAGAATCGAAGATGCATTTGCATATACATTTGTATCTAAATCTACCATAAACTTGTCTACTACAATCAATGTAGTACCTTTTAGTACAGAACCAATCACCATTGTATTTACAAGAGAGTAGAGCTGATTGCATAATCCAATGCCACTTGTACCGAATTTACAGTACAATATATTTTCTTCCAAACGCTGACATATCTTTGTCTCATAGTTCTCTTTTGGATAATCCACTTGATACATATGTTCTAACTTATAAATATTGTACCAAAGTGCTTTTGGATTCTGTAAAATCCAGAATTCAGCGTCATATTTATCTTTCATATATGAGACATCCAATGTCGACAAATAGTTGGCATTTGCCCACCAAAAGTTACCCGAATAATGGTGTGGATTTTCGTGGTCATTTTGGTAATTTGTACTTACAGTATCGTATATTTTTAAGTATTCTATACAGGTGTCTACTTTTTCTACTAAACAGTACATAAAATAGCGTATCCATGATTGAATGCCTGGATAAAAAGGGTGTGTTGTCTCATATGTCACGCCTTTAGTGTGCATATATAGTATTTTATATTCAGGATGAATCTTACTGAAAGAGTGTAACTGTCGTATTGTACAGTTTTCAAATAAATCTAACTGGTGTGAATAATTCTGTACAATAATGTTTTTATGAATATAGTTGAATTTATCTTCTGGAATTTTGTCTCCAATATTGTTAATGAAAACGAAATCTAATCTATCTAAGAGACCATTTATATTAATCATTTGTAACATTTGAGACACCAAATTGTCTCGGTGAGGAAGTATATTTGTACTGTGAATAAAACACGCTAGTTTTTCCGTCATTATAGGAGTGCATTGTTTTTACTCTTATATCGGTTGTTTTATAAAAAAAGAAAATTGATGTCTCAAAAATTGGGTACCCCTTTCACATATATAATCAATCACCAGTAATATACACCATGAACGTTTTTTTTAATAATCTGAGACAAGAGACTAGGGACAAATTTATACTTGACTCTCGTATTTCCCAGGAACAGAAACAGGATATACACGACTTCTTTTGTGACACCTATGATGAGACACTAGAATCAGATGCTGCTATACAGTTAATGAGAGAACCACTTATCGATTTCGATAATACATCTATGGAGACAGAAGAAAGAGCACAATATGTTTCGGACCGCTGGGGCAACTTAAATACGTGTTTGAATGCAATCGAAAAAGAAATGTTTGCAGTCAAACCTGTACCTCTGAAAAAACGTACAAGAAGACCGATACACTTTTCTCATAGAAAAGAAAAGCGCAGAAATAAACCAAACTCTACAACTACAGAAATTATTGACCTTACACTTGATGATGAGGAATGAACAATTGCGATACTAATGGAATAAAAAAGAAGCCATGAAAGAGGAAATTCGCTATAAAAGAATTGTCTCCTTTATAATTATACATTAATGCTTCTTCTTGATATACTATATGAGACAACTCTTGTAGTAATACAAATAACAACATCATCATAAAATAATGAAAACCATTCAATTGTGTAATCATATTTAAACATTGAAAAAAAGAAGTGGCAGAATGAACTGTACTTGCAGAATAGAGACAAATTGTCCAATTTTCATCAATGATACCGACTGAATATTTTGTACTGTAATATGCAAAAAATGTCAGTTGCATACTGCTTAAACTATTAATGTGTAATATACTTGATTTGTCTAACATTCCGAATATAGAAATGAGTGAACCTATTTCCGTAATTAAATGCACAATCTCATTACCAAAATGCTTATGATACTTATTGAATTCTAATTGTAAAAATTGGAAAGAATATTCTGGAAGAGAATGCATCAATGAGACACAATACGCCGATGTGCAATAAGATATGAATTGTATGTACAGTATACTGTACAAAAATGGAGATATGTTAAATCCTAATCGCATTAATTTTACTGTAATATCTGACATTCTCCCAGAATATATCTCTTTCTCGATTTCTCTGTACATATAATGTACGAAAAATACACACGTTATGCGATTCATCATTGTCAAATCTGCAATATATTCGTTGTAGTCAATCAACTCAAATACCGTGTACAGTAATGACACCAAATTGGACAAATGGATGAAAAAGTAACAATGATTTTTATCATTAGAATCGTAAAAATATAGTATAAACGCCAAAAGGATACTACGTTCCACTAACTGTCTCATTTATATGCTTACTGTAATTACATAGTTGCTTTAATACTCTTTTTTCCATGGTTCTGTCACGTAAGAGATAATTTCTCGAATAAGTTCATCTGGAATATTCAAATTAACTTTTTCATTCAATAGTATGTGAACTTTGTAATAGCTTTTCATTGAATTTATGAACTTTGTATATTCGCGTAAAATATCGATTACTGTATATGATGGCGCCCAATTATTAGGACAACTAATGGATCGACAACAAGGACACCATTTGAAATTTCTAATAAAAACAGAATATATTCTTTCGGGAATACCGTATGGAGAAAATGACAGTATTTTATTGTTAATCAAAACGATGGGTGGATGAAATGGATACAGTTCTGTAATATTCATTTCGACATTGTATTTTTTGTACTTGAATTTCGCACATGAATAATCATTAATATCATACTCAATTGATTCCCTTGCTAGGTCACGCTTGAACCGCTTCATACATAATGGTTCTGTCATTCTGAATTTATTGTACATAACACACTATCTTTATGTACAATATTATTTTACACCAGTTATTATTTCAATAATTTATTTTCCATACACATTTTGTATAACTTGTTCGGTATATTCTTCTTCTCCTGGTCCAGTTTCTATTCTATTTTGAATTTCTGCATAAGTTGCTGCCTTTTCATTCATTTCTTGAACAGTACTATCACGAATGATGTTCTTTTGTTGTTCTAGTGAATCGACCTCACTCTTTTTTTTATCCATTTCTTCTTTTCCTAAAATAATCTCAGGGATTGCATCGCCAGCATTTTCAAACCCATCTTTTACAGAAAGTAGCAAAGGAACTAACAAACACGATAAAATTACCAAAATATTACGTTTACTCTTACCAAAAAGTTTACTAAATAACTTTTTAATCATAATATGATATACATAGTAGTTATACATTTCCTATATACAAGTCCATTACTTCTGGATATTTTTCTTGAATTAGTGTCATCAGTTCTTCGCGTCTCAGAATATGTCTCGTTTTCAATAATTCTGTACATTCCTCAATAACTTCTTTACAGTTTTGTACAATAAATCTAGATATCTCATATGCATCTTGAATCAACTGTACCATCTCATTATCGATTTGTTCTTTGTATTTTTCACTATTTGATGGATAAATGAGAGAATTTCCCATACCGTAATAAACTACCATCTTTTCTGCTAATTTTAACGCTTCTTCAAAATCATTAATTGCACCTGTTGTTACAGAAACATTATAGAACACTTCTTCTGCTACACGACCCGCCAGTAAAATCATTAAATGTTCAAAAAGCGAATCACGTGTGTAGAGAGAAGATGTAGAACCTTCAAAAACTGTATAACCAGGGGTGTTCGGCGAAGATAAATTAATTACGATCTTTGTTAATTTGGAATGCTGCTTTGCTAAAAATCCGACCATGGCATGTCCCATTTCGTGTACAATAATCTGGTCAATAATTTCTTGCGTAAATTGGTGTTCTGTAGGTTGCCATCCAGCCATAATACGGTTCATTACTGTATCAATGTCACTCTGAGTGAACTTTTTACGGTTGTCTCGAATCGCATATAACATGGCTTCATTCAATAAATTCTCTATTTGTGCAGCAGACATTCCTGTAGTTAATTCTGTCAAATCACCTACAATAATTGTTTCGTCGTATGGTTTTCCTTCAATGTGAATATCCAGAATCGCTTGTCTCGTTTTCGAATCAGGCAATGAAATGAAAATCCGTTTATCTATACGACCTGGACGTAACAATGCAGGATCTAGCAAATCCGCACGATTAGTTGCACCTACAATAAAAATCCCATCTGAACTCTTGAAACCATCCATCGCTACTAATAACTGATTCAATGTATTGTCTCGTTCTGATGATGCGGAATCAGGGTCACTTGAACGTTTTCTACCGATTGCATCTATCTCGTCAATAAATATAATACAAGGAGTATTTTCTTTTGCCAATTTAAAAAGCTCCTTTACACGTGCAGAACCTACTCCCACATACTTTTCTTGGAATTCCGAACCAGCTACTGTAATAAAATTACATTGCGATTCTCCCGCAAACCCTTTCGCCAAAAGCGTTTTTCCATTGCCTGGTGGACCTTCCAAAATCAATCCTTTCGGAATACGTACATTATACTCTGCATATGTTTCATAATTTGAAAGTATATCCACACATTGTCTCAACTCAGATTTTACAGAATCGTATCCACCAATATCAGAAAATCGAGTTGTCACATTTTTTACTATTTCAAAATTTTCACTATTCTCTTTACTGTGTTCTAATGGTTTATGAAATTTTTCGAAATATTCTTCATCGGCTCTACGAATGATTATCTTCGGTTTCTTTTGTCTGTCCATCGTTTTGTAAAACGCCTCTGGAATATCGATGTCTTCGTCATCTTCAAATCCTTCGCGTATTTGACGTTCTAGTTCTTGCTTAATTTCTTCACTTTGAACTAACGATTGACCTTTAAATGTGTGATTAAACAATTCTGGATATCGGTTTTCCAATTCTTTTTTGTAATCATCAAAGGAACGTATACTTGTATGATTTTTATAAAAGTCAGCAATATCATCTACAGTATATTGTCCATTTCTGTCATCTTCCAATATTGCATTTGTCTGTTCTGTTATATTGTTAGAATTCAAACGTTTTATGTAATTCTCATAAC